AGAGTCGGAGGACTAGAAATGAAGTGCAAGATAAATAATGCAGTGCAGTTGATTCGGAGCCAGGGAGAACAGATATTAAGAGGGGAGGAAGGAAAAAATGCCAGACAACATGGGAAAAAACGGGGAAGGATATCCGGATCCCACAGCCGGATCGGCATGGAGGAATATCCGAAAAGAAGAGAACCGGCGGGAAGCGGAGAGAATAGCCGTGATAAGTAACCTTATTCCGATTATGAAACAGACCGCAGAGCTTGCAGGCTTTGAGGTTGTCGGCCGGATTGTCCTCAAGGACAAGCGTACTGGAAAAGAATACAGATAGGAGCATGATATTATGAATGCAAGATATCCAAATTTGGAGTTATTGGAATACAAGGCGAGAGTGGCTTTGTCAAAAGATGAAGAATTCTTAAAGAACTTTGAAGCAAAAAGAAAGAATAACAAGTATGTTTATTCAGAGATAGATGCCGTGGTGTTTCCGCAGATCTGGGGAAGCACTTGCACAGGATTTGACGTTACTGAAGATAGAAGCCCTACGCTGGGTGGCTGCGCGATGACAAAAGGATATACAACGGTGCTTCATGAGCTTGCTACTGATATATACATCATATGTTTCGGCGAGAAGATATGCTACAAAGTGACAAATGCGAATGCGAAGTTCTTTGAGGATCTTCAAAAAAGACGCATGGCAAGTCTAAGTGAAGCGAAGCGGAGGTATTAGAGGATGACAAGAGGAGAGACAACGAAGTTTCTTTCGGATTTGGCAGAGAAGCTTATAAATCCTCACAATGATCCAAGGATATATTGGGCTAGGGAGGTTACTTTTGACTACGCAACAACCCGTGCGGTAAGGGTGGACTACATGAAGTTTAAACCAGTAAATAACACTGTGAGCGGGATAGAAAAGGGAGATTTCTACTGCTACGAGGTTAAATCATCTGTAGAGGACTTTCGCTCGAAGAATGGTCATAATTTCATAGGAGATTACAATTATTATGTTATGCCCTATGATGTTTTCGTCAAAATAAAGACAGAGATACCTTACAAAGTCGGAGTATATTGCCCGAGCGGAAATGAGTTGAAATCAGTTAAAAAAGCGGTGCGGGCAGACAGGGAGAGGCCAGTTTCTGAGATGCTTTTGATGATGTTTAGATCTGCAACGAGGGATAGGGTAAGAATATGAGCGAAAGAAGGAGAAGAAATGTATACAGTATGTCAGAAATGCGGAAAGAAGTTAACGGATCCGGAAAGCATGCAAAGAGGATATGGATCGGAGTGCTGGTCACAGATTAGTGGCATTTCTTCGGCTGATTCGGTCGGATCGGTAAACGAAGCTGAACTTCCAGGGCAAATGACCATATTTGATTTCCCTGATGCTATTCCAGATGGAGATACGAATGGGTAAAATTGTCTTATTCCCTACACACAAAGATTACTGTGGAAAGTGTGTGTATAACGATGGAAAAACTGGTGGATGCGCAAATGAAGAATACATAAAAAATTCGTACAAAGTGAATTGCGTATGGAAGTATTGTCCATACAGGAAGGAGAAAAGAGATGGAAGCTTGGGAGGAAAAATTGAATGAGAACAACGTGTGAAATAGTAGCAGATTTAAAAGATGGAAATGATCCTACATATGAAGAACTGAAAATGGCTTGCTTAGTTCAATCTTCGCTTTTGTTCCTTTATCAACAGGATACGAAATCCTTGCTTAAAGGTGGGATAGGGGCGGATCTAGTTAAAAGCATGAAGTATAAAGACGAGAAAACATCTTCTGTCAAAGCCGGAATCCCGTCTTGGTACTGGAACGGTATAAAGAAAGGCCCTTATGAATGGCTAAACCCCCAAAATATACCAGGAACAAAAGGATGGGAAGAATGGCATAAATTAGGGGATAAAATTCTGGACAAATTTATGAAGTAAGCATTTGGAGGTTAAAGATGCAGGAATTAGAGAAGATTCTGGAAGAGATAAAGGGACTGATCGAAAAGCACAAAAATAAAGCCTATGAATTGGTGGCACGAGAACCCTTGACCCAGTGCTATACCGAGGCTGATATTGAACAAATAAAAGTGCATGAACTTGCGGTTGTGAGAGATATCGTCCGCAAGCACATGAATGATAAAAGTGAAACTTACGCGTTTGACTTTGCAAACACTGAAGCGTTTGATTGTCCGTGCGGACGTCATTATGTACATTTAGCAATACCTCCTAAATTAGAGTTCTGTGAAAAATGTAAAGAGAAAGTTAGAAATAATAGAACTGATATATGTCCTAAATGTAGAAAAAAATTATACGAATATGAGAAAAAATATAATTGTGTTGTAGATATAGGGATGAATGGGTGTGATGGGGCGCGCGGGGAGAAATACATCCTACCGCACGGAGAAAGGAGAATAAATTGAAACGAAACAGGATGGAACACGAAAAGGAGATTGATACAGCGAATCACTATGACTGCCTGGAGACGGATGTGCGGGAGGATGCCAGGAAGAACTTTAATCGTCAGCCGTATAAGTCGGTTGATATGGCGAAGTACATAGCGAAGAAGTTCGGGATTGGAGGTGAAGGCAATGGACAAGAAGATTCTTGAAGACTACATAGATGCCTGCGAGTTTATCAAGGAGACAGAAGCAGAGATCAAGAAGCTGGAGAAGAAAAAGAGGTTTGTTCAGGACAAGGTTCGGGGGAGTAATCCAGACTGGCCGTACGAAGAGCGGTCTTTTAGCCTGGGCGGATCGGTTGAGACGGCAGCAGATGCCTTTACGCTGGCAAGAGAGAAGAGGATTCTGGAAGAGCAGAGGAAGGTAGCTTCGGATCTGAAGCTTGGAGTGGAAGAATGGATGAAGGAGATTCCGTTCCGGATGCAGAGGATTATCCGGTACAAGTTTTTCAACCGGCTGAGCTGGGAAGAAGTGGCTACTTTGATGGGTAAGAATTGTACAGAGAATGGTGTAAAAAAAGAATTTGAAAGATTTATGAGACAAAAATAAAGTTTGTCACGAATGTCACACATGTCACGATTTAAATTGCTATAGTATATGCTGAAAGAAGTGAATGAAGCACTTCTGGATGGGCTGTTGAGCTCAGAAAAGTCTCTACCACACAATACATCAAAATACCATGCACTACGGTGTGTGGTATTTTTGTGCATTATACGAATCGATTAAACAGAAAGAGGGGGGGGCAGTGTATGATAAAGGAAAAACCAATTATTAGGAAAGTTGATGGAACAACTAAATACTATTGTCCAAGATGTAATAAGCTCATTTTAAGTACTAAAAATATGCGACAATCTGGACTTAAAGAAAAGCATTGCCGTGAATGTGGGAAAGGTTTAGATTGGGATGGAATAATACTAGAGGTTTACTGGGCCAATTAAATTGACTATACTATAAATATGCGATATAGTGTAAACAAAGTTTGAAATGAGGAGAAAGACACTATGTGGCAATTTGAGATTAATGGAAATCTGTCGGGATCAGGTGGATTGAAAAACTATGAGTTGTTTCAAAAAACTATACTGGAAGTAAACTCATATTTTTTACAAAGATTATCACATAAATTTCCTGATGGTGTAGAGTTGTATATCGATAATGCGACTTGTGATTCTGGATATACACCCATTACAACACCTGTTTTGAAAAGATATATAATCATTAAGTTATGCGTTTCACCGGATGACCCATCTTCTAAAATTGCGTTTCAATTTTCGCATGAAATGATGCACTATGTATTTTATACAAAATATGGGTTGAACAGAGAAATTTCAGGAGATCGAGAAGAGTCTATTTGCACAGCGGCATCATTGATATATTTGCATGATACCGATCCTAGCGGTTTTGTCTTGCAAAATAATCATGTGAAAACTTTGGAGTATGCGGGATACAGAAATGGAGCTTCTCTTGCAGAGCAGGTAGGCTACGATTTTAGTAAATTAGTTGAATTAGTATAATTTATACCATAGAAGGCACCCTTCGGGGTGCTTTTCTCGTACAATAATAGATCAGAATTGAAGGTGGTGACGTGGCGAATGAACAGAACTTAAAACCGGTGCGAACCAAGAGAGAAGCAAGAGAACGTGGAAGAAATGGCGGTAAAGCATCGGGTGCGGTAAGACGCCGGAAAGCAGACTTCCGGAGGACGTTGAACATGCTTCTGACCGCTGAAATAGATAGTGAAGAATGGAAGCCGGTTCTGGAGGCACTTGGAGTAGAGTGTACTTTGGAATCGGCTTTAAATATGGCCATGATCAAAGAAGGGTTGTCCGGTAATGTGAAAGCATATGAGGCGATTGCGAAATATGCCGGACAGAGCGACAAAGCAGACAGTGATTTGGAAGAGCAGGCCGCAAAGATTCAGTTGATGCAGGCTCAGAAAGAGAAAGTTCAGAAAGTAGATCTGGAAGATTCTGAAGACGGCGGTACAAAGGATCCGCATAATGTGATCATTCCAGAACTGTGGGAAATTTTTGACGATCAGGAGCACGAACATCAGGTCATCACATCCGGACGTGCCGGAACAAAGTCGAGTTTTGCAGGAATTCTTGGAATATCAACAATCACTGCTGAAGAGCCGGCAGCTGTTGTTGTTTTGCGCAAGCGCCATAATAAGCTACGCAAGACGGTATACAAAGAGATGATCCGGGCAATCGGACGCCTGGGGCTGAGTAAAGATGATTTTGAAATCGGAGTATCTCCGATGGAGATTCGGCACAAGCGGACCGGGAATGTGATCTATTTTTCCGGATCAGACAGTATCGATGATACGAAGGGTATCATCGATGAGGACAAACCGATCAGACTGGTTATCCTGGACGAGCTGACAGAGTTCTTCGATGTCGGTGAGGGAGAAGAAGAACTGACCAATATTGAGGCAACATTCGTTAGAGGTAATGACGAGTCCTTCCGGATGCTGTATCTTTACAATCCGCCGAAGAACCCGAATGCGGCGATCAATGTCTGGTGTCAGAAGATGGAGCTGCGGCCGGATACAGTCCATAAGCATATTGATTATCGGGATGTGCCGATAAGCTGGATTGGAAAGAAGCTACTTGAATCTGCAGAGCTTCTGAAAGAAACCGACTTTAGATTATACCGTTGGGTATGGCTGGGCGAATGCATCGGAGTAGATGACCTGATCTATTACATGTTCAATGATAATCATCGGCATGAGCCCGAGGCGAAGCATTATAAGCTGATCGGGATAGGAGTGGATTATGGGCAACAGAATGCGACCACTTTCCAGGCTGGCGGAGTAAATATCAATAAGCGGAAGCTGGAGGGGCTCGATGAGTTTTATCACTCTGGAAGGGAATCCGGAAAACAGAAGAGTCCTTCAGATTATGCAAAAGAATTTATAGAATTTACCGATGCACTGCATGAGGAATACTCGTGCGGTGCTTTTTATGTATTCATAGATCCGTCTGCAAAAGGTTTGGCGGAGGAAATAAAGCGTCTTGCCATGCAGACCAGACAATATGGGATTGTTATCAAAGACGCTGAAAATGATGTCGCTGTAGGTATTCAGAGAGTTCAGAAATGTTTGACTTATCAGATCATGAGCATGTCGGAAAAACAGGGGAAGATCGGAAGAGCGTCGTGTAGGGAAAGAGTG